CGCTCTCCTCAGCTGGATGTGATCTATTATCCCAAAGAGGGCCCGGTGGAGTGCTACGCCATGGCGCAGGAGCTCACGCTGGTCCTGGGGAGTATCACCACCCCGGAGGGGGACGTGGTACACTCCAAAAGCTGTAAATGGGAAATCACGGATGATGTGTTGCACGTCCTGGTCCAGTATGACCACCACGTCCGCATCCCGGCGGAGCCCGTTTACATGGAAACACTCACAATAAGACAGGAGGGTTAAAAACATGCCTACCAAAGACGGCAATGAGGTCAAGACCAACAGCGTGCCCCGGCACACTAAGGAGCAGCTGCTGACCTCCAAGAGGTATGCCAACCGGCGGGACCTGATCGGCGCCCTGCTGGACCCCGGCAAGACGTACACCCTGGATGAGGTGGATGCGCTGATCGAGAAGTTTAAGAAAGGCAAGGTGAAATAATATGGCTCTTGGCGGAGGCACCTGGCTGACCCAGAACAAGGTTTTGCCGGGCACTTATGTCAATTTCACCAGCGTGGCAAAGGCATCCGCTACTCTGTCCAACAGAGGCTATGCGGCTGCACCCTTTGCTCTGAGCTGGGGCCCGGAGGGTGAGGTTTTTGCTGTCACCTCCGGCGATTTTCAGAAAAACAGCAAGGTCATCTTTGGCTATGCCTATGACCACCCCAAGATGCTGCCCCTGCGTGAGATTTTCCTGCACGCCACCACCGTCTACTGCTACCGCCTGGGCACTGGTGCTGTCAAAGCTGCTTGTGCGCTGGCTACTGCAAAGCACCCCGGTGTGCGTGGCAATGACCTGACCATCAAGGTGGCCGCTAATGTGGACAATGATGGCATGCTGGATGTCAGCACCTATCTGGACGGCATCTGTGTGGACACTCAGACCGTCAGCACGGCTGCTGATCTGGTGGCCAATGACTTTGTGGCCTTTAAGAGTGACGCAGCTCTGGAGGCTACTGCGGGCACTCCTCTGACCGGCGGCTCCGATGTTGCGGAGATCACCGGCGATGCACACCAGGCTTTCCTGGATGCCGTGGAGGCCTATGCTTTCAACACCCTGTGCTGCCCTGTGGCAGATGCTACCACGGTGCAGCTCTATGCTGCCTACACCAAGCGTCTGCGTGATGAGCTGGGCGCTAAATTCCAGTTGGTGGCATGGCAGCCCAATGCTGACTATGAGGGCGTGATTGGTGTGTGGAACACCTCCACCCACGCCACCATTGCCGGTGTTGAGGAGCACGCCATTGTGTACTGGGCCGCAGGTGCCCATGCTGGCGTTGCTGTCAACAAGTCCCTCACCAACAGCAAGTATGATGGTGAGCTGATCGTTGACACCGACTACACCCAGGTGGAGCTTGAGGCCGCCATCAAGGCTGGCAAATTCATGTTCCACAATGTCAACGGTGTCACCCGTGTCCTGGATGACATCAACACCCTGCTCACTCTGAGTGACACCAAGGGTGCTGTGTTCCAGAGCAACCAGACCATGCGTGTGTGTGACCAGATCGCCAATGATGTGGCTGTCCTGTTCAACACCCGCTATGTGGGCACCGTTCCCAATGATGCCTCTGGCCGTTCCTCTCTGTGGAATGATATTGTCAAGCTCATCCAGGAGCTTGAGAAAATCCGTGCCGTTGAGGACTTCGATGAGAACACCGTGACCTGCACCCAGGGCGACACCAAAAAGGCCGTTGTCTGCAACATGGACGGCCTCAACATTGTCAATGCCATGGGCCAGCTCTACATGAGCGTTATTATCCAGTAAGGGAGGGAGAAACATGTCTAATCCTACCATGAACACCCAGGATGCCGTGAGCGCCAACTTTGCTGAGTGCTTTGTGACGCTGAAAGGCACCCGCTACTCCATGCTGATGGCCAAGGAGTTTGAGGGCAAGGCCTCCCTCACCACCAAGGAGGTTTACCGTCTGGGCAACCCCGTTGTGGGCCACAAGCCCCAGACCGTGGCCCTGGCTTTCTCCATGACCATCTACAAGTGCACGGAAATCTTTGATGAGGTCATTGATGAGTTTATCAAGACTGGCGTGATGCCCACCTTTGACATCCAGACCTCCAATGATGACCCTGCCACCTCTGTGGGCCGCAGCACCAAGATTTACAACGGCTGTGTGCTGGACGGTGATGTGCTGCTGTCCATGTTCAACGCAGAGGGTGAATTTGTTGAGCAGACCATTGAGGGCTACTGCGACAGCATCACCAGACCCGAAAAGCACACCAATCCGTCTTATATGTAAGGGCGGCAACAACTAAAGGAGGAGATCATCTATGAGTAATCTGTCCGCTTTTATGCGTTCCAATGTTGAACAGGTTGAAAATGCCAAGTTTGCCCCCTCCCCCCGTTTCAAGGGGGAGGACGGCAAGCCTATGGAGTGGGAAATCCGCTGCATCCCCGCAGATGATTATGCCCGCATCCGTAGCGCTTGCATTAAACAGGTGCAGGTGCCCGGCAAGAAAAACCAGTTTACCCAGCAGCTTGACACCTACGCTTTCCAGGCCAAGGTGTGCGCCTCTTGCACCGTGTTCCCCCCTCTGGGTGATGCGGCGCTCCAGGATGATTGGGGCGTAAAGACCCCGGAGGCTTTGCTGGGCAAAATGCTCATCGGCGGTGAGTTTGATGACTATGTAACGGAGGTTTTCCGCATCAACGGCTTTAAGACTGACGGTGAGCTGGTTGATGAGGCAAAAAACTAATTGAGGAGGGTGACCCGGAGGCAAACTATGCACACTTTTGTCTGCAAGAGTTTGGCTGGGAGCCCTCCAAGTTTTTGAACTTGCCCATCAAAGAACGGGCTTTTGTTATGGCCTCTATTGATCGCCGCTGTGAGGCGGAGAAAAAGAAACGGGCCGAAATAGAAAGCAAAGCCCGAAAAGGCAAACACAGATAAACTCCCGCCCTTGATACGGGACGGGAGCTTTTTTCAAAAAGGTGGTGAAACCGTGGCAAGTATCAGATCGCAAATGACGCTCAATGACGGGATGAGCTCCGTACTCAGAAAAATTACAACTGCATTGGACACCACCCTCAATGCTTTTGAGCAGGTCCAGCGTGCATCTGGCCGTGCCGTGGATGCCGCAGAAATCGCACGGGCAAGGTCCCAGCTTGTGGGAGCCAATGCCGAAATCCAGGACATGGCTGAGGGCTACCGCAGAGCTGCTGAACAGGAGGAAAACCTCAACAGAGGGCTCCGCAGTGGCAATGTGGCGGCTGGCAATATGCTGGGCAAGGTCAAAAGCCTTGTGGCAACCTTGGGAGCAGCCGCCGGTGTCAGCAAGCTCTTTGGCCTCTCTGACCAGATGACCAGCACCACGGCACGCCTCAGTTTGATGGTTGATGACGGCGGCAGTGTGACTGAGCTGGAGAGCAAAATCATGGCCTCTGCCCAGCGCTCCAGGGCCTACTACCTTGACACCGCCGGTGCCATCGCAAGCATGGGCGCAAATGCTGGCTCTGCTTTTGCCAACAATGATGAGCTCATTGCTTTCATGGAGCAGGTCAACAAGCAGTTTGTCATTGGCGGTGCTACTGCACAGGGGCAGTCTGCCGCAATGCTCCAGCTCACACAGGCCATGGCCGCCGGTGCTCTGAGGGGTGAGGAATTAAACTCCATCCTTGAAAATGCACCCGGTATTGCCAGAGCCATTGAGAGCTACATGGGCGTGGCAGAGGGCTCCATCAAGAAATACGCACAGGAGGGCCTTATCACCGCTGAGGTGGTCAAAAATGCCCTTTTCTCCGTTGCGGATGAAACCAATGCCAAGTTTGAGAGTATGCCCATGACCTGGGCACAGGTGTGGACCAATATGCAAAACAAGGCCCTCACCGTTCTTGACCCCGTTCTCAACAAAATAAACCAACTGGCAAATAGTGATGATTTCAACACCTTTGCCAACGGAGCTATCACGGCATTTGGCACTTTGGCCGCCGTGCTGAGTGGCTGCCTTGACCTTGTAGTTGCTGTTGGCTCCTTTATGGTTGACAACTGGAGCTGGTTGGGCCCCATCATCGGTGGCGTGGTCACAGCTCTGCTGGCGTACCACGGCGTAATGCTGGCCATCAACACGGTTGAGGCAATAAAGGCAGGTCTGGATGCCATCAATGCCGCATCCACTGCTTTGAAAACCGGCGCAACGCTTGCAGATGCGGCGGCTACAACCACGGCAACGGGCGCACAGGTTGGCCTCAATGCCGCCCTGTTGGCTTGCCCTGTCACTTGGATTGTGCTGGGTGTCATCGCATTGGTGGCCGGTATTATTGCCCTCTGCAACTGGATTGCAAAGACCACGGGTGTGGCCTCCAGTTTCTTTGGTGTTATCA